GACTCTTAATGTGGAATTGAATTCGTCTGGCGATGCCAAGACCAAGAAGAAAGAGACACTAAATGTGGAGCTCAACCCATCCGGAGATGCCAAAACGAAGAAGAAAGAATCACTCAATGTGGAACTTGCCTCTTCTGGGGATCAACTGACCAAAAAGAAGTCAGCCTTGCGTGTCGAGATTGATGACGATGGAGATGATGACTTCAACCCCGTCACGGACGAACAGACCGCAAAGGCTCAGCTTCAAACTGACCCCAATGCATTCCAATTGTCCCGCCGCATTATTAACAACACATACAACCTTGAGTTGGAAATTGACGGCAAGTGGCAAACTCGCATGAAAATGTGCTTTATTGTTGGTCGTACCGCCATTACAGCGGCACACTTGCGACCGTACATTGAGCGCGCTACCAAAGTGCGTATTTGGAGTCAAACATGCCGAGATGGACATATTATGCCAATTGAATCACTCAAAACTGTCGTTGTCAAAGATGTGAGTGGAGCCGACAAGGATCAACTTCTTATAGAATTTCCTCGTGCCATTCATGATCATTCCACTATTCTTAACAGTGTTGCAACATCTGCTGAATTAACAACTTTCAGAAGAACTCATGCGTGTTTGATTACACCATATGATGACACTGTGATTACTCGCTACGGAGCGGTTCTCGCTAAGGATGATCAACGAACTTATGTGGATTCGGACAAACAATACAAAATCCGAGACCGTTATGAGTACACTGGCTTTGAAACTAAGGACGGAGATTGTGGCTCAATTTTGATGGCAGTTAGCGCTGGCCTTGCACGGAAAATCATTGGAATGCATGTTGCTGGCACTAGAAACCTCGGAGTTGCTTCTCCCTTGAATGCGACCGACATTTCACGAGCTTTGCAGGACATTAGCCTCAGCGCTCAAGTCAAATTAGATCTGACTGATATTGTCACTCCCGTTGAGAACGTAAGAATTCCAGAAGGAAACTTCGTTCCAGCTGGAAAGTCAGCTTTTCCCATTGGATCTGCTAGGAACACTAAACTTCGACCCAGTGTCGTCCACAGCTTAGTCACCGAACCAAACACAGCACCGGCTGCACTTGGATGGGTCAAAGTTGATGGAGTGGTCGTGGACCCGATGTATCAAGGACTCAAGAAGGCTGGAAACATTCCACCATATTTGGACGAAAAGAAACTTGCTGCTGCCATCAATGATGTAGAGCGCATTATCAATTCGAACATTGAGCCTGAACATTCTCGAGTTCTGACCAACTTCGAAGCTGTTACTGGATATGAAGGTGATGAATTTGTCGGCCCCATTAACCGAAAATCTTCACCTGGTTACCCTTGGGTTCGCTACAAGAAAGGATTTCCTGGAAAAATGCGATGGCTTGGAACCGACCAGTACATGCTTGACCCTGATTTGGAGCGTAAGATGGCTGAAATTATTGAACGTGCCCTCAACAACGTGAGATCCCCTGCTATTTGGTGTGATACTCTTAAAGACGAGAGACGACCCCTTGAGAAAGTGCGTGTTGGAAAAACTCGAGTGTTTTCGGCTGGACCGATGGACTTCACTCTGGTATTCCGCAAATTCTTCTTGGGATTCGCTGCTCATTGTGCACGAAACCGTATTGACAATGAAATCTCAATTGGCACCAATGTGTATTCTTACGATTGGACACGAACTGCCAAGAGATTAACAAGCAAAGGCCCCAAAGTCATTGCTGGCGATTTCAGTAACTTTGATGGCACTCTCGTCTTGCAAATTCTTGCTGACATTGTTGAAATCATTAACAAATTCTACAATGATGGACCTGAAAACGCTCAAATTCGTCGAGTGTTGTGGAAAGAGATTGTTAATTCCATCCACCTAACTGATGACAATGTGTACCTTTGGACTCATTCCCAACCTTCCGGTTGCCCCATTACTGCTATCTTGAATTCTATCTTTAATTCTGTCTCCATGCGTTATGTGTGGTTGACTGTTGTCGCTTTAGACCTCCGAACTATGAAAGCGTTCAACGAGCATGTAGCCATGGTCTCCTATGGAGATGATAACTGCGTGAATATTTCTGATAGCGCTATTGAGGATTTCAATCAGCTCACCATTGCTGACGGATATGCAACCATTGGGATGGTCTATACTGATGAGGCTAAAAATGGCGAAATGATCCCACATCGATCAATTGCGAATATTGCCTATTTGAAGCGCCATTTTGTATGGGACACCGACGAACAACAATATATTGCTCCACTCGAACTTGGAGTAGTATTGGAAATGATTAACTGGATACGATCGGACTTTGACCATGAAGAAGCCACGAAAGAAAATATGCAAACGAGTGCATTTGAACTTTCGCTCCATGGTCGTGAAGTCTTTGAACACTGGACTGACAAATTTCGAGCCGTGAGCCACTCGTTTGCTGAGCGCCCACTTTTCCTAACTTTTGACGAATATCGTGAAGTCGAAGCTCGGAAATATGGTCGCTTAGCGGCTTGTTCTCTGGCCTAAACCCTCAGCTAGGGGCTCTCTCTCTAATCACCGCAAGGAGGAGAGCAGCAAATCCCGGTCCGAGGTTACTCTTATAGAGTAAGTGGAGATTCGTTTTAGAATCTATTGGTTGATGTGTGCCACTTACAAATCCAGGCTATCAACTCGGTGATTTTAACCAGATCTGTTTAATCGTGCAGCTGGAAGTTATTAAACTCAAACGATTGCTACATCACATAATGAAATGTCGGAACTCGGACCCGACAAAGATACCCAACAGATTACCACCTTCGTTGACGATGTCAACCTTGAAAATTATGAGAAACCACTCATGAATTCAGTTACCGCTTGGACAAAAATTGCCCAAGATGACAAATTGCATGATATTCATGCTGTTCTTAAACGTCCCGTTATCGTTGCTGAAGGTGAATTGATTACTGCTACTTCCCCTCTTACCTTAAAATTTCCGGATATTATTTTCCAGAAATCTGTCAATGTTGTCAAGAAACTAGATTACTTCACTTACTTTCGTGCTAACGTTAAAATTCGTCTAGTTTTCAATGCCACCCCTTTTATGAGTGGCAAGTATTGGATGTTCTTTGCGCCTTTTGACGCGACTTCAAACAGGCCTGCTATGATAGGCAATTTACCAAATTGCACTGGTTATCCAGGAATTGAGATAGATTTGGCCTCCAATGCTCCCGTAGAGATTAAGATTCCATATTGTGCTCCTTTGTCACATTATAATCTGATCGATACTCACTCCAACATGGGAGAGCTTTATTTGGTGGCCATCAATGCTATCCAAACAGGAACTTCTCCTGTTGGTGCTGGTTTTGGAGCAAGTTTTACAATGTTTGCATGGTTTGAGGATGTTGAACTTGCAATGCCAACTTCATTGCCAGTCACAATGCCAACTCTTGAAGATGATGATATCTTGCGAGCTCAAGTTGGTAGATCTGAAGAACAAGCAGCTACTTCTGGTCCATCTCTTTCTGGAGTGGCAAATACAGTCGCTTCTGTTGCGGGTGCTCTTGGAAGTATTCCTATGTTAGGCCCATGGGTTCGTCCCGTTGAATGGGTCTCTCGAGCAGTCGGATCAGTCGCTTCTGCCTTTGGGTGGAACAAACCTACCAATTTGGACAAGAATTGTCCGTATTCCAATATAACAGCAAAGGGATATACACATGCTGATG